ACCCAATCGGCTCAGCGTCTTTGTAAAACAAACCAAGCCAAGCAACACAGGGAGAGTGCAACCTGTCAATGATGCTGTTCAGGAGCCAAAGCGGGCTTGTCTTTGGCTTATCGGGAAACTTGAAGTCCTCATAAAACTGCATCGCGAGTTCGAAGACAGTGGCAAGGTCGTCTGGCTTGGCTTGTCGAATCATATGTCGCGGGTGTACACTAAATACTTCTTACGAAACCTCAGCCGCTTCTCGAACAAACGGATAGACGCTCCGTTAATCCGAGGCACACAAATCTGCAACTGCTTCAAACCCAGGGATTGTGCCCAATTCGATGCTTCTTGCACAATTGCGGCAAGGTCAGTGGAGTTACTCTCACTAGCAAAGGCGTAAAGGATTGTCGCAGCTTTTGGAGTGTAGAACGAAGAAGTCTGCTGCACAGCCGCGAATCCAACTGGCTGCCCTCCAGAGGATGTCATGACAAAGAGAAAACCATTGCGCATGCAGTCAACCAAAGCTGCAAAGAAGTGCTCAACGCCTTCAATTACCTTCATCTCAGATTTGAAGAAGGTATATCCCCTTTGCATAAACGGCCACCAACGCAAAAGCTGAGGAAGTGTTGTAACTTCGATGACTCTATTTCGAGGAATTGGCATGTTTCATTCAACCCTTGAGGATTACCTTTCTGCGGCCTGGGAGACTCTTACATGTTCTGTGTAGCCGCAGAAGTCAAACTTAGTGATGGGATTCGCCACTGCGCCTCCGACAAGGAGCCCGACAGTAAGCCAATTCGTATGAGGAACAAATCCAGCGATGTGTTTCGCATAGTCAGGGTGTGTAACCCCAACTGGAGAGGTGCCACAATCAGTTTCTACTGCGTTTGCAGTTAGACGAATCGTGATTGCGTTCGACGCAAGAAGATGACCAGGGTCGGTAAAGGAGTAGACCATGTACCCAGCCTCGTTTCCAGGTTGGGTCCCTGCTCTCGCTCCGTTCAACACGTAAGTATGCCCGTCGCTCTCCAAAGTCGCAAGAAGGTAATACGCGCCTGGAATTGTTGGGTCCTTCACACACGCAGGAGCAAGGCCAGACCACGGCGTCGGTGTGAGTTCATAGACGAACGTGCCATCGTTCAAAAGGATCAACGGAAGGAACATAGACACTGAAACCGTTAGACCACTCACTGCCCCTGGTCCCGTCAAGGCGGGGAAAGTGTACGAGCGGCTCGACCCGCTTGCTAAGTCAATCGTTGTGCGTACCGCACTCCTGGGAGACACTGGGTAGATTGGAAACGCTTTTCCGTCCGACGGTCTCCAACAATACGACACGTGAAGCAACCCATGCCCAGCGTTTGTTTCCTGCATGACAGCAGACGCTGGAAGTAATTGTCCCTTTCCACATCCACCACCGCCAAACTCTGGCCCGCCTTGGTCATCAGAAGCTCTGAAAGTCTTTCCAAGCGTGCCGTCGGCATACCCAACCGCGCTGATGTCGTTCGACTCTCTAAATCCCCAGGCTGTTCCACCTTTAGCGGGAACGGAGACCACACCTGTTCCGTCTGGCACCTCTGCCGTCGCGTCGTCGCCATTGTTCAATTTGATGTCCGACAACGCGGCGCCTGAGGCACTTGCAACTCCTCCAGTTCCAGGCACAGCCGCGCCGGAAAGAATTGTACCAGGCATTCCGCGTCCAGCCTGCATTGTACCAGCGCCACCTGAAGTGATGTCAATGCGCGTTGTCTCGCCTGCCCTTCCGGTGTAGTCAGCTCCCGTCTCAAATCCAGCATGACAAATACCAAGACGATATGCAAACGTCGCCGCCTTTGCGTCAGCTATAGTCACAATCGCGCTTGCTATAGCTCCGGCACCTCCACCAACGCGCACGTACTTCCGCGTTGTCGAAAGGATAAAAACACCATCAACATACAAGAGCCACGGGCGTGTCGCGTCAATCAAAAGGTCCTTNGGCAGGCCGTCTTCGTACGCAAATTTATGTAGCCACCGACGAAGGCTAATGCCGGTGAGGAACGGCACAGGGCAACGAACAAAGCGATAGTTAAGCGCCTGATAGTCAATCGAGCCGATAGTCTGTGCAAATTGCTCGAACTTCGCCTTGAGTGCTGCTGCGATTAACTCACGAGAGGTTTCAGGTGCTACTGCCGGGNCGTTGTTTGGATCAGGGTAAGCGGGATCGTACGTCAAGAGAATCGCATACAGGTTTCCCTGACAGTACTCTGCCCACCCTTGACTATATCGAGTTCCGTAAATCTTTTGGTCTCCAACACGTTGTCCAGCATACTTCAGCGAGATCGAAGTTGGGGTATCAACGTAGTTCACCTCTTCGTAAGGAAGCAAACCACGCGCCGCTCCTCCACCTCCCGCTCCAACGACGGTGAAATGATAGCCTCCTGCGTACGGAAGCTTAAACGTGCCCAGCAAAGCGGAAGCACTCTTGTCCAGCACAAAGGTCTTGTGGACTAAAGCGTCGCACTTGACGCTCAAGCTCTGCGTGCGAAGAACTTCAGAAGAGGTTTCCGTGCTCTGCGGATAGAAGCGGTAGCGATACACTCTCCCCACCGAGCGAGGAAGCGTTAACCTTTGCTCTGCAAGTGCGTTTGTCCAAACTTGAGAAAGCGTTGTCCACGACCCCTCAGAGAAGGAAGAGGTAAGAAACTTCCGAATTAGGACTTTGACCACGACGCCTGTGTCAACATTTGCATCCAAGCCAAGCGTGCAAACTTCTGACACTCCACTTGGGCTGCTGTGAATAACATCGCCAGTTTCAAGGTATGGAGTAGCCATACCAAGAACGCCTAATCCAGAGGACTCCGTCAGGACGGACGCTCCTTTATACCCATAGAGAGGTCCAAGTGTCTGCGGGCAGCTAAGGACGCCAGGGTTGTAGGCAAACGCGAACTGAGAAATGTCGCAATGATCCTGCCCCTTTGGAAGGAACGCGGTCCAACCTTCTGTCGTTGTGGTGAACCAAAGGTCTTCCTCGTAGTTATACACATACGCCGTGGTGTCGTAAACCCACCAAACTTCAGAGTAGTCCTCGCGAACAAACGACCACATGCGATTCTCAGCGTCCGCAGTGAACGGAAAAATCGCCTTGATACGACTCCCGATGTCTTGAAGCTCTTGTCCATTGAAGGCGTAGATTGTTTTAGCAAGCGACGAAGGAAAGAAGTGGAGCCGATCAGTAGCCGCCACACCGTAGCGATGCGTGCAACCGACTCCAGAAAGGAGAGGAACTGTCAGCATCACACGCGGGAGGCCGACGTAGGACATCTTGAAGATGATAGTCGCGGTGTAGAGATAGAGCGCGTCTCCTAACCTTGCTTGTCCGTTGATCTCGGTAAACGCACCCTGCGCAGTTTCAAGGCAGTCATGATGGTCTGCTTCACTCCCCCGCTTTGGCTCCCATCTGTCTACGTTCGTGATGTCACTCCAACAAGTGCGAAAGGGAAAGTCAGAAGAGTTATAGTTAACATTCGATACGACGATGTGGTCGTAGAAGACGGAGATGTACCGACCAGCCGGAACGTATGCTCCCACGAGCTTCTTTACGTGGCTTCCGTCGGAGATCAAAACTGGATTGTCGGGGTTTACACAATACGCCTTTCCTCCATGAACGTGCGTAGACCACCGCGCGTTTGTAGGAGCCGCTGCTTGGTCAAGCTTGATTAAGCCAGCGCGAGTTATCGAGTAAAAACTCGACCCGGCAAGCGCAAGAATGTACCCCGAGTTAGCCTGGTTGTATGGAAGAATCCCCTCTTGGTTCCTCGTGCTACCGAAACACGCAAAGGCGGTCACGTCTGTTCCCACTGACTGATCCTGCGGCGTGTAGTAGATCGAAAGCCTGGGAATAAGTGACAGCTTCCCGCGGCGAAAACGCACTCGATCCGACGCGTACCAACACTGTTTGTCGATAAGGTGTGGCTCGACGCTGCGGTCAATTCCCTTGACCTTGTCAAAGTGAGGAAGCGGAGTGAACATTAGGTGAGTTGAATGAAAAGGATGGAGGCGAGGACACTATCCTCTCCAGTGGAAACGGCGAACCCCTTGCCGAGACACGACTCCGCAAGTGGAGCAGCGGCGGGCATAGAGGTAGCAACGTAGTGTTGAAGCTGCACAACCTCTCGATCAGTGAGGGTAGTGACCAACCCCGCAAAAGAGGATTGAGACTGTGCATTGCAACCAGATGTTCGGGAAGCGTCAACAACCGTTCCCACAAGCTCGGTTCTGTCGTTGGTCAGATTCCGCAGGCGGACCTGATGCTTTTCGGTTGCAAAGGCGGTGGCAAAGCCCATGCAAAAGTACGTTCCGGCCTTCGTTAAAACGATCTTATTCGACTCGCGAGTTGTGACCAAGCCAGCAATATCGTAGACAATACNGANACTTGCAGTGACAGAGTTGATGATTCGAGGAGTCCAAACATGCTCTCGAAGTCCGTCGGTGTACGACCCTCCATTCGATCCCTTCTCGTCAATGTGCGCGAATGGGAGTATCGTGCGCCCAGCAGCAACCTTGAATTCCACTGACCCAGGATTCCCTGCTGTGCCCTCTGTAACCGCGATGCTAAAGAGGCCAGTCGGCACGCACGCGGCGCCACCTCCGCCAGCTCCGCCACAAAGAAGCGAGCCGGGAGCCATGTAGACCTTATACGGATTGATTGTCTTGTCACTGATCTTATTCCCACCCAGGGAGTCCACGGCCAAGTGTACCCCATTCACCTGCCCGGCGCCAATGTGTGACGCGTTAACCGAGTTCGCACCGAGGAGCAAGCTGGTAATTGCTCCAGTTTTGATGTTCCCTGTGTCTACGCACAGTTGTCCAAGCTGATCGTTCCCGATCGACCCTTTCACAATCAAAGACCCGTCGAGAGACGACAGCGCAAGCTTGTCGACTGTAACCGCTCGGTCTCGGATGTGGTTGGTGCTAATCGCACGTCTGGAGTCGTCCGACGAGTGCTGCATGATTTTGTCACCACCCACCGAGTTGGCTGCGAGCACTTCTCCAAGCTCGCGATGCTTCCCAGTGGGATAATGCTCTGCGAGAAACACCTGAGTGATGATACTCTTCGCTTGCCGAATCGCCCCGGCGTACTTTGCCATCTCCTCAGTATCGCCTGGCGTAGTCAGGTCAAGCGAATCGAGAGAAGGAGGAGTGAAAATCTGATATAGCGCCATATTACACCTCGATGAGAACGTCCGCGTTGATCGCAGCGTCCCAATTCTTTACTGCTTCCCATGCGTCTATGATGAGTTCCTTACCAATCACCAGACGCTCGTCTTCCTTGAGAAAAGTGTTTAGATACGTCAACGTCCTCCAAACAAGCCAATCGTGGCACTCGGTAAGGAAGAAGTCGGGTGTGGAAACGTCGGTCAACTCCGCGAGAAACTCGATGGCGTCGAAGTAAACACGGGTGTACGTCTCAGACGTGGACCACATGTAAATCTCCAAGCCATTTTGAACTGCCGTAATGTTCGTGGGATTGAAAGCATCGGACACATTCTCTCCCGCTTGGACTCGCCGCACCTGCTCCTCTCGACGGATCAAATCAATCGGAACCAGGACACTGTCGACGAGGATGTACGCCCGCTCAAGCGAACGCACTCTGAGCGCCGTGTCGCCAACGTACTTCTTTGCGCTGGAAAGACTCCCTGCGTTATCGGTAAGCACAACGTACGCAAGCGTCTTTGCGTGCTCAAACTTCCAAGTGCGCTGCGCCCAAGCACGTGCCATGTTAGCTGCAACGAGCACGTGGTCCACACCAACAGTTGTGTTAAAGATCGCAGATGCCCGATTCGCGTACTCCATCACCACCGTTTTAAACTGAGAAACTGTCATGTAATCCTCAAGTGTTGAAGGAAACTGCCGGGAGGCTTCGACACCCCCCGGCAGCCCGTTTCGCGTAGCCCGTCAGGCGTTGGGGTCAGCGCGCCCGCCAATCCGACCCTTGTCACCCATCGGAGGAGGAACATACTGGACCGTCTCATTCTTGGCGTGCCAGTCGCTTCCTTCCGCCGCTTGGGTGTTCACAGAGGCCGGAGCAGTTCGCTTCTGCTCACCACCGCCTGCCGAGAACTTCGAGTTTCGACCAATGACCTTAGGCATAGTTTTAGACTATTTGTTGTGGTTGGTTAGTAGCCGTGAACCTCTACCCGCAGCTTGCGAGGAGAAGTCACGGTAATGTCAGCGACGTCGCTACGATTAGCGTCCGTCGCTTGCGTCAACGCAATGGCACAGAGCAAGGTCCCATCGTAGGAAGGAACCAAGAAATATGCCGCCGAGTTGTCGTCCAAAACGCCCATGCCGCACGACTCGATTTTCGTCAAGCCGAAGGCACTAGCTAGGATTTTGTTCGTCGTGCCACCAGCAGTGAACGTACCAGCAAGGTCAGCGATGATGCACCGCCTTCGCTTGCCGGTCGGTGTCTGCTCACACGTCGACATGATGATCGTGCTAGACGTTACGTTTGCCATAGGTCACGGAGCGTAGGTAAGGATGTTCTGCAAGAACATGAATGTCTCAGGGAAGCGGATTTCCAGGCCGCACTCCGTGAGCCACTCGTCCAAGCGATAGTCGGCATTGTTCTCCTGACGATTCATGAGGAGATCAGTGTCGCGCCCGCGCATGTAGCGGTAGACCAAGTTCCCAACGTCAACGAACATCATCGAGTACCGCAGAACAGGATTCTGCGAGAACAGAGGATGCGTCTTGTAGTAGAGCGTCCCAAACGGACAGACGTGCTTGCGCACATCCATGCCGTAAGTGTCCGTCATTGGCAGGTCGGCCGTCAGCACACCCTTGCTCTTGTAGAGCTGGTTGATGATGTTCAGCGCGCCCGTGCCACAGAAGACGAGCTTCTCGTTCGCCTTGTTGTTGTTGACCCGGAAGATGCGCTCACACAGCGTGTCGTAGATCGACTCAGTCAGCGGCGTTGACGAAAGGTCAATAATCCGCTTGTTGTCGTCAGTCCAGGCTGCGGCAGCCACCGAAGCCGAGGAGCGGTAGTTCCAACCCCACTCACCGGTGATGCCAGAGGCGCTTGACCCAAGCTCCCAACCACGCAAGCCCCACATGATGCCGCCCGTGGTGTACGTCGGCGTGTCGTAGTAGCCAGTTGCGGTTTCGAGCGTCTTCGAGCGCGTTCCGAATAGGAACGCCTTTTCCATCTCGACCATGTGGTCAATCGCTGCTTCCTTTGCGCGGTCCGGATACGGCCCTGTTCCATCCCACTTCACCGCGGCCGCCATTGCCGTTCCAGTGAGTTTGTACTCAGTCCGGAAGATTTGGCAGTAGTTGCCAGGATTGATGGGAGTGATCGGGATCGACGACGATGCGCCAACTGCACCTTGACCAAAGGACGAGCCAATGATCAAAATGTAGAGACCCGTGTTCGCCGCCGAAGCGTTGTTGATCAAGCCAGCGGAGACGACGTTGAGGATGTAGCAGTCCAACCAACCAGCGGTCGCGCTCAGTTGCCCAACCCGAAGGTAGAGGTTCTGAAACGTTCCACCAGTGATGGCCGCGCCACGCATTTCGATGATGTGACCCACCCGGAACTGCGTGCGGTCTGCCACCTTGATCGAAATTTTCTCACCAACCACCGTTGCGCCACCTGCGTCAATACCAGCACCTCCGGTACGAAGCGTAGTGCCCCAAGAGTCGTTGGTCGTCGCGCCGGAGCCACCGAATGGCCCCTTACTGGACGCCGCCTCAGCAGTGATTGTCCACTGCTCCCGATACCGCTTCTCCCACCAGTTGAATTCGGGATCAGAACACGTTTCCTCCTTCAACATGGATGTGAGACCGGTGAGTGGCGCAGCACCTTGCGGAAGATCGTAGAAGATCTTTCTACGAACGCTGGTGAAGCGCGCAAACTGCTCGGTCGTTGATAGTCCGAGAATCATGATGATTACTTTTACGGCACAAGCACCTTCTGCCAAATGGGGCGACCGTCGTTGCCCCGACCAGCAGCAGGTACTCCCCCCGGTGCACCTCCGCGCGCGAGCGCAGGCATAGTTGCGGGAGTCGACGGAGTGCCACCGGCAGGCGGTGCGCCTGGTGTGACAGCCGTCGATGATATTAGTTGCTGCACGTCAACCCCGGGAACGTGTGAGAGCACACCGACCGCGGAATCTACGAGCAGTTTGAAGGCTTCATCCTCGGTTTTCACATCCTTGAACTTGCCCTGGCTGGCCAACTGATCGTAGATGTGAAGCATGAGTGGTTCCACTGCCTTCAAATTCGGATACTTCGTATAGAAGCGGCTTTTAGTCGCCTCCAAGTTCGCACGTTGGACATAGCCGCGGAGTGGCGCAAGCTCTGCGTCTAACTCCCGCATCTTGAAGCCAAGTGCTAGGCTTGCCAAAGACACTGCTTGACGAGCAGCGCCTTGAACAAGATTGTTGAAAAAAGTAAGATGCGCTGGCGTAGCTCCCTCCCCAAAGACCGCCCTAAGGTCTTCTTCTCCCACCTTGAACACGTTGAGCATTTTGTTCAACTCCTCTTCTGAGGGAGGAGGTGGTGCAGGCGGAGGAGGTTGCACTGCAGTTGCCACTCCTTGCACGAGCCTGTTCAAATCCTCGGGCGAGAGCGCAACTGGTGGGATGGCAGGAACTGCGGGCGGCGGCGCGGCGCCGGGTGCAGGAGATTCAGCAGGCGGAGAACCAGCGGGCGTAGGTGTAGGAGGCGGTGCGGGCGCTGCTGTTGGCGTCCCACTGCCGCCTTGTGGCTGTCCCTTTGGCATCTCTAACGCGTCAAGCACTGTCTTCCAGGTAGGAGACGTGCCTGCTGTTGGCGGCGTAGCTGCGGCCGGTGGTGGATTATTCGCTGGCGTCGGACTCGGCGCCGGATTGTTCTCGTTCATTTGTGCTTTCTTTCTCGATTTTTCGGAGATCACGTATCATTGACGCTGCTTCTCGTAACATCCAAGTCTTACCCCTGCGTTCTCCGATGGTTTGTTCACGGGTAAGAAACTCTTTGACGCTGCCCGGAACGTAAGCATTGACTATACTTTCAAGCGAAGGATCGTTGAGCGTGATTCGCGCTTCAAGCAAACGGGTTACCGGGTGCGCTAGCCATTCCACCAACAGCTTCTCCTGCTCCACCCTCGACATCGCCCGAAACGGGTTCGCCGGACTGTTCTCCTGGTTGTACATTTTGAACTCTACTCATTTGATTTCCCGCCAGTGCTTGCATCGCGAGCATTCTTTGTGCCTCGGGCAAGCGAAAACGATCAGGGTTGCGTATACCGCGCAAGCGCATGATTTCCAAAACGAGCTTGCGAATGTCAAAGCCCATAATGGTAAGAAGATTCGGAATGCTTAGCAAACGCTCCAACATTTGATCAAGCAAGTCAGCTTGAAAAAATCGTTCCGTGGGGAGTGTGGTGTCAAGCACAGCGAAGTCGAAGTCGCCTACTAAATCTTGTGGCCCTGCCTTGACAAAGCTAAAGTAATCGGCTCCAAGTGGGTCTTCAGAGGAGATGCCAACGACTCGCAAGTAGACTGGGTAAGTCAAACCACTGCGAAGGTTAGAGATCATCTGCTCACCAAGTGGACGCATTGTCTTTGCGTGCACACAAGCAATCGTTGCCTTGAGTCTCGAACCTGCTCCAGAGGCAACATTCCGAGCCTCTTGTGCGGAGCGGCGACCGGTGAAAAACTGCCCCAACGAATTCGCGTTGATGCCAGAGACAATCTCACCAAACCGTTGGAGTGCCTCTGCATCTGCCATGTGGTTGCCCGTGACGTCGGAGAGGTTAAGCTGCTGAATCCAACGATCGGAGGACACCCGTGTTGCTCCCTCGCGCAAGCGAATGTAAGGACGGTTGTTCTTAATGTCATCCGTTTCCACCATTTGTGGGTCAAAGACAAGCTTGTTGTCCATGATTCTACGCACGCTTGCGATGTGCGAGTCAACAAACCAATTCGCCTTGACTTGGAGTTGGTGCACAACGTCCGCCAAAGCGTCGGCGAGGAACTCCTCTTCGTCTTCGGTGAACTGTGAAGCCACGTAGCAAAAGTCGTTGTGAAGATACGCGAGCGGCTCACATCGGATTATCCGCTCGTCATTCGCAATCCACACAAGATACTTCGTTGGAGTATCCGAATCCCCCATCGGTTTGCCATCAACCTCGAACTGCTTCGGGATAAGAATCACTTGTGCCTCTGTCACCACCGCACTCGCGTGTGTAGTAGCCAAGTTCCCCGGGTTTGGGGAGTAAACCGCTGGCGAAATGCGAGAACGCTGCCGTAACGCAACAGCGTCCGAGGCCATTCCCACATTTTGCTTCGTAAGACTCGGAATCTCATCGACTCCAGCGATAAATCCGTCTTTTTCGAGCTGTTTTAGTGCCTCATAGGTATAAACCTCGTCAGAAGCGACAAAACGACCCTCTTGAAACCGAGAAATCGGAAGTTCGGGGTCTGGAAACCAGTTGTAGGGTGAGACACTCGTGATTTGGTTGCCTTGGTAGGCAAGAACGGTCGAAATTCCGTTTCCTGTTTGCTGCGGCGCCTGCTGAGAAAGGGTGGAACCGAGGAACTCAACACCAGGAAGCGGCGCGGGAGGCGGAGTTTTGACCAATTTATACTCTTGTACCCAGCCACACTTCAAAATACCCAGACCAAAGCGGGCAAGGTTACGCAAAAATTGCTGTACGATGACCTCGAAGCCGTTGTACTCAAGATCGCGCTGGAGAAGCGTCTCGCCAATCACCGCGGCTCTGGCGTTTTCCGGCTCCAACGGAAGCAGTTCGAAGAAACGCTCGCGTTGGGAGAACAAGGTATACCCAAAAGCGACAAAGGTTTCAATCTGTGCTCGGGTGAGAGGTAGAGTCAAACGCTCAGTCTGCCGCTCGACCTGTGCTTCAGTCTGAGTCTGCTTCGCCGCAGCCGCTTGTTCAGTCTTTACCTCTGGCTTGAGCCCCTTAAACGTTCGCTGCCGCTCGTCCCAGATGTCGTAAAACTCCTGCATCTTCTTGCGAGAACAGTTGACCAAAGTCATAACATGCCGGAGAAGCGCCGTGTGGAACTCGGTCATCTCCACTCTCTGCAAATCTTTGATCACATCAGGGGTCATCATATGTTTCCCTCAACTATTGAGGATTACTTGGGCTAGTAGCGTCCGGCGCCGGCTTCGGCGCAAATTGGTAATTGTCCTCTAGAGTGCGTTCGAGAGCTTCACGCACGACTTCGATACAATCTTCCACATGCATATGCTCCTGGTAAGTGAGCTTTGCCCGATGTGCCGCTGCCGCTACCGTTTCAAACCCGCTCAAAGCTGCCTGTCTTCTTGTCATTACAGAGTGTCTTTCTTGGTTAAGGTATCGAGACTAGTCGAAGAAGTTCTTCCATTCGCCCTTCCGTTCGCCACTTGCCGAACAAACTGGTTGGTCCCAACGGCAGTCCATCCAAGACTGACTCCGACGAGCACGTTTGTGACTACTCCCTCTCCAAGCGCACCGGGAAGGAAAGGGTAAGCTGCCGCCCCAACGGTGGGAAGGATAACAGGAATCAACCAATTCTTGATCGGTGACTGCTTCAGAACCCATCCGAGGATGTTTAACGCTCCAACTAACAGAGCGTGTGGACTAAGCTGAACTAATTCATTCATGGTCGTAGGTCACTTGATTCTTTTACTGTTGGCACACACAAATTCGTCCCATTGCGGTTTTGCAATTGACTAATCCAATTCGCTTGGTCATGCACGCTCCAGTCGTTCCTTACATGCTCACGAAGCAACGCTTTCATTTCCGCAATGTCATACTTAATCGAGGCCACGACCGCTGTCACAGTAATGGCACATATCACCAATGAGACCACCAGCCTCAGCGGCAACTTGGTCCCCTCCGTTATCTGGCCACCATTCTGTTCTTTCGTGTTCACATTTTTCCCTGTTTCTTTTCCTCCGGGAACTGCGCGAGGGCGGTCAGGCAGGTGAGGAGGTAGAGGAGGAGGTTCATTCTATCGTCAATCCATACTTGTTAGCGAGGTATCTAGCACANCTCGTAAAATCATCAACGCTCATGGCGTTCGTCGTCGCAATAACTTCGACTATCGACCCTTTCCAAGCCGCCCATGTATTTGCATGTCCAAGTCTTATTCCATTCAATGCGGCTGTTCCCGCATTCCCAGTTGTCTTTGACACAAGATTGCTATAGATTTCTGATGAACCTCCATTGATCCAAAATCCCGCAACAGACCACTCTTTAGGTGTGTAGATTGCCGCTTTTTCACTTCCAGCATGCATACCCCATCTCGCCGCAGTTGCCAGGATACCTACCACGAAGTCGGTTGTATTTGTCATCCCTATCGCAGCCGTATAGGTATTTGCGGTTAAGTTAGTTCCAACCACCACGAACGTAATAGGTTGAATCGCGGCAGCAGAACCACAATTTAAGTAATCTGTTCCGTCGAAATATACTGCTGGTTTGCCATTTAATATGTTCGCTTTGTAGGTCGGTTTAGCTGCTACGGTCGTTTGTTCCGCTACTTTGTTCTGAAACTGTTCAGTCCAACTGCTAACTGCATCTCCATCATTCAACGTCAGAGAATCGGCCTTGAACCATACAAATTTTGCCGTGAGATCATTAGGAGTCCAAGCTGAAATTGCAGGCTGAAACGCCGGATTGCGCTTCGTCGCCATGAACTGCTGGGCGGCTGGCGAAAAGCAGAAAGCAGAAAACAGAAAGCAGATGAGGAGGAGGCGTTTCATCGCGGGTCGTTCGTGATGTTAGTCAGGACGCTGTTGAGCATCCAGCCTTTTGTGATCGCGTTGCTACCGTGCCACGACCGCAGTTCGTTGACCTCGCGCAAGACCTCGGTGAACAGAGCGCGGACGAAGTATTGCGCCTCGCTGTTCGTTCCATTCGCATACTCTTTAGCCCATGCAACGTAGTTGCTGCGTTGGATCGCAATGGCCAGCACTTGCGCGTTGCTGCTGGCAATCCACGCGGCCAGGGCTTCGGCGTCCAGCCATTCCTGCGGGATGGGCAGCACTTGGCCGTTGGTGACGTAGCAGAGGCGCANCNCGTTNGTNGGCAGNACCGGATTGATNAGNGCGTCGGTGCGGCTCATGTAGGCCAGCGTGTCGGCGCTGTCGATGCGGCGCAGATTCCGGCCTGTTGCCGGGTCAAACAAGATGACGATGCTGGCCAGAGCCGACAGGCCCAGGCCGAGCGTGAACAGTGAAATCATGAACCGCTTTTTCATGGGTATCCTCCAATCCAATTCGTTCGGGTGAAGGCAATACGAGCGCCGATCAGTCGAGCATCACCTACGGCTGCATCCGACGTATTTGTGCCAAGCCGACTGATCCGAAATGTCAGCAGGCTATCCGGCGTCTGGCCGGTCGCCGTGACAACCGGCAGCTTGGCCACCTGCACGCTGTTGCTGCTCCAGAAGCGGAAGGCACCATTTGTCTGATACACGTTGGCCGTCAGCAGGCCGTTGCTGTTCAGGCAGGACACGCCCACGTCCCAAACGACATTCGAGGCCCCATTCAGTGCATTGGTGGTGAGCCAGTAAAAGCTCGGGGCGACCTCACCCGTGAAGCCCGCTCCGGGTTGCCAGTTGAACGTCACGCATTCGTTGGTTGTGTCGTCGAGATCCCAGGTATCCGTGGCCAGAGCGCCGTTGGTGTAACTGCCGGCAGTGCCGCCATTGCGTCCGCCGTCAGCCGTGGTTCCTCCGCCCGGAGCCATTGCGCCGGCTGGCACCCAGATGGAATTGGTGACGATGGGCGGAGCACCACCGCTGCCGATTGCGCTGTAAAGGGTGTTTGAGCAAGCGGTCAACTCTGCCTGAACTACAAAATTGGCGTTGGTGGTTCCGTTGGCATAGTTCACCGCAATGTTGCTGCTGACGGTGTAAAGCGCGTTGCTCGCGGCATTCGCCTTCGACAAAGCCAGTGCCTCGGACACGTTGGAACTGACGGTGTAAAGGCTGTTCGATCCTGCGTTGACGAGAGCTTGAGCGACATTCGAGGACACGGTATAAAGTGAGTTGGACCCTGAATTGACGAGGGCCTGGGAGACGTTGCTGCTCACTGTATAGAGCGAGTTCGACCCAGCATCCACGAGAGCTTGTGACACGTTAGAGGAGATCGTGTAGAGTGCATTCGACCCTGAATCGACTAGGGCCTGCGAGATATTACTGCTGACCGTATAGAGCGAATTGGATGCGCCCAGGGTAAAGTTGATCGCTACATTGCTGGACACCGTATAAAGCGCATTGCTGGAACTGTCCGCCAGAGCTTGTGAGATGTTGCTGCTGACAGTATAGAGGCTATTGGAACTTGCATCGGTTAGTCCTTGGCTGACGTTGCTCGATACGGTGTAGAGGCTATTTGACGCTCCCAACGCGAAATTGATTGCGATGTTGGAACTGACCGTGTAGAGCGAATTTGAAGCCGCATTCGCCTTCGAGAGTGCCAGGGCTTCGGCAATGTTCGATGATGTGGTGTACAGCGCATTGCTGCCGCTGTTCACAAGAGCCTGAGAGACATTGCTCGAAGTGGTGTAAAGAGCATTGGAGGCAGTGTTTACTTTTGCCTGAGCGATGTTGGACGACGTAGTGTAAAGGTTGTTCGAAGCGTTGTTCACTAGAGACTGCGCTACGTTGCTGCTTGTGGTGTAAAGCGTATTGCTTGCAGAGTTGACCTTAGCCTGCGCAATGTTGCTGCTGGTAGTGTACAACTCATTCGACGCGCCAAGGGTGAAATTGATCGTAATGTTGCTAGAGACGATGTAGAGTGCATTCGACGACGCGTTGAGCACAGAAAGCAGCACCCAAGAGTTAGTGTTCTGGTTAATGTTATGCAACGCTTCGGCCACGTTTGTGGCTCCCGCACGAAGTGTCCCAGCAGCATTTACATCCCCAGCCGCGCCTATTGTGTCATCAAACGCAAGCGGCGCACCATTTGTCACATCGGCTAGTGTGATCCCCGAACCAGAGTAGCTGACAGTGTAAGTTCCCAAGTTGGAGCTAACAGTCACGCTTCCAGTTCCAACGACCTTAAGTGGAGTGGCTTCGTNCGAAGCGCCAACGAAATTCGTTCGCGCGTAGTTTGTCCAACCCGCAAGGACGTAGGAGTTAGACATTCCCTTAATTGCAGAGACCTCATTGGATAAGTAAGTTACCGCCGTGACCTTCGCAAACTGATTCGTCATGTCTTTCAATGAGTTAATCTCATTCGTCAACCATGTTCCAGCGACAACGAAAACATTTGTGGCGTTAGGAGTTACGTAACTGACCACCACATTTGTCACATCACTCATGGTCGCTCCGCCACCAGTTAGACTCGCAGCAATTTGCACGTCCGTGGTGCCCGCTCTGTTCGTCACGGAGAAGGTGACATTTGCCCCAGGGATAAGGTTTATACTTGCAACGTTGGCCAAGGCAAGCACTGTGTTTGTCTGCACATCCACTCCCCCGCTCACGGTTCCAATAACCGGCACGTGAATTCGCATAGCAGCGTGGCCATTGGTGAACTCGACCACAACATTGCTGCCTGCTAGGAAGGTTACAGGCAAGAAATTCGTTGGACTAACGATCTCCCCGTTGGTGGATAGTGAAAGGATAGCGCCTGCGTAAATCGCCCCGAAGCCGCGACTTGCGAGAAAAACCAAAGCTAGAGTGAATAGACTTCTCATAACAGGGTAGGAGTTCCGAGTTGTGGATTTCCTGCGGGATCAAGATACACAGAAAGCCTCCACATTCTTCCGTCGCTAGCTTCGATCACATCTGCGGCGACAAGGTAAAAGTTAGGAAAGCCCGCTGAATCGAGTTTGGTCTGCACACGATAATACTTTCCGTCATCCGGACACAACACAAGAACTGGGAGCCAGTCACAAAGCTGATGCACTCGGAAACCGAAGCCAAAAGTCCCAGGGGGAGCTTCGATAACATCGAGACTAACCGCAACGTCCTTCGCCTGTGAAGCTTCGAGAGTATCGACACGGGCCAAAACGTCGGTTGACGGCACACCCAGCTTCCGCCGCCAAAGCGCGGGGTCAACGACTGTGCAGATTTGTGCATCAGCGATCATGAATCATGGACCAGCCAGTTTTGTCCAGTTAGTCGAAGTACCACCTAGGGTATATACCCACCAAAGGGTGTTGTTAGACGCCCAGAAAACCCCATTGTTGGTTCCAGCCACGTAGGGTCTGTCGACAGTAACAGCCGTTGTTCCAACCAATGTACAGTTTGTGCCTACCATAATTTGGTTGACTCCAACAGTATCCGGTTCTCGCACCCAGAAAGCGTCAATCTCCAATCTACCGCCTGGGCCTCCTCCGACTGCGTTAGTCATGTGGTTCAGCTTCCACGCGATGTTTGTACCTCCCTCCGCAAAGCAGTGCTTGCCGTAGAAATTTGTCTTCCAACCGTCGATTCCAACATAAATCAGCCCATTTCCAAGGTTACCAAATTCGATAATGTGCCAATCGTTGCTAGTCCAGTAACCGACGGGGCCAGTGACATCCGATGCCGTCGCATTCTCTGTACCGCCAACGTGGTAGTATTGGAGATTCCAAGAATGTGGATAGCCACCCGGCTGCGCAAGGTGCCAAGTGTTATGCCAAGTATGAACTAACGTCGGAGTGCAACCAGCCCAAGTATACTGCACTCCTCCGTGAACTCCAATACCAGTGTCAGCATCGCCCGTGCGATCGGTCCAACGATACCGCACGCCGCTTATCCACGGGGCGCCGTTATTAGTGATAAACGTCCACCATGGAACGTTTCCCAGCCGCGCTATTGGAAGCGCGTCCACATCGCAGAACCAAACTCCGTTCGAGATGTATGTGTTCGTCGACCCTTCTCCTGCTACGAAGATTGGATGACCGGATTTAGAGTAGTAAGCAGGCGTGGCCCCGTTGTTAGGAACGAGGTTCTGGAATGGTCGACCCTCGAAGTCTTCCCATACCATCACCTGCGACGGCTTACCCAAAAGCAGAGAAGCTTGAGGTGCCGATTGTGCCTTCAACCACTCGATGGAGAACTCGGTGACAGGCAAGACTGGCTGTGCCCGCGCCACTGCGGCAAAGAGGAGAACGAAAAGGAGGCTAAACGTATTGCGCATAAACTCGGAATTTTTGATCGGTGACTGCGGTTGGGGTTTGCGGAGTAGAAGAAATGACAACCATGATGCCGTTGTTGAACCACCTCCCGCTCGCAAGGTCGTTGAAGTTCGTAGAACTTCCCTTGTAGCAGATTTGCTCGTTGACGAGCGAACCAACGGCAGGAGTGCCGCCGGCCGCAAGGTCGTAGAGTTGCACCCAGATACTTGCATTGGCAGCGGAGTCGAGGTAGTTACCGGAAAGGGAGTACAACACCCCTCCAGTGTTCTTTACCTGCACGATGCCACTTGCGTTTGCATTTGCAGATTTAACTAACAGTTTCATAATGCTTTCTTGTTTTCCTCAAGACTTGCGGATTACAACGGAAGTCCCTCTACGTCTTCGACGAGGCCGAGGTCCGGCTCGCTTAACGGCGTGGGCTCAATTGGTTCACGGGAGATTGTAGCAAAGTCAATAAAGCGCGGGTCTTCAACGACGAGACGGTACCAATTCTCCATCATGTGGTCGTCTTTGTCGATAGGGCGGTTTTCTTGTTCCTTCCAGCAATAGCGGGTGATCTCAAACAGGAACTCGATGAGGTTAGGAGCAACGTAGATACGGTCTTTCTTCTTGAGTTCGCCCTTTACCGTAATGATCCCCTGGTGGAGTGCTTTGGTACCCTTTTCAAGAAGAATGCCATACCTTGCAAACTCGTCAGCAATTGACCGCTTGGTGACCGGATTGTTAATCCAAGCAGATGGGTCACAGATGGCAAAGAGCACATGCCGCCCCGCGATTCGCTTGTGAATTTCACGGCTCAACTCTTCCGGCGAAAATTGAGCAAAGACCTCGTCGTAGAAGATAAGTTGATTGAGCGGAGAGACGGTTCCAAAGAGGATTGCGGAAGGAGTCTGTGGATGCGGATCAACCGCATAAAAGAGCGGCCAGTTAAGCGGCGGCGACTGGAAGTTGTCCCAACCTTCCGGTGGAACTTTGAGGACATGTCTCTCCGCTTCAAATTCGGTGTAAATGAGGCCCGCGAAGTCCAACGGGATACCTCTAAGGCGACACTCTCTTTCCGTGAGCGAGAGTCCTTGTTCGAACTCCTCAATACCGGCGGCGGAAATGTATGGATTATCGTACGTCGAACCGCGAATGGCCCATTTAGAATCTTGGACAAAATACGATGGCATCTTTCGTACGTCAAGTCCCTTCGGAAAGAACATATCGAAAATCCAAGGCTGGCGCACCGGCGTGAGAGTGAACCAAGCAGACCCATGCCGATCAGTGAGTCCTCGACTGTGAGCCGCCCACATTTCCTGGCAGATTGGTTCGTCGACATGAATAAAGTCCCAGTCTGAAGACTCCGCACTTTGTCGGTTGTTCATGAACGCCCGCTCAGTGTCGAAGGTGAGCGTGGAGCCATTACGCCCTTCGAGAGAGCAAATGCAACCAAGGGAGTTCCGCGTTGTACTCCGTATCCAATCGTGCGGCAGCATACGCCAGATCTTACCTGGTTCATAGCCGGATCGAGTAGTCCAAATTTCATCCACTTTACCCCAGTCAGTGGTGAGAACCAAGCCTTTGAGCGGACGTTTTGGAATGCCAAGCGTGCGACAAGGATCGTCTTTGGGGTACCAAACCCGCTCGCCGTAGACCCAACTGCAATCCTCCGCGCAACCCATGTGCGTCTTCCCTGACCTATTGCCCGCACTGTACAACCTTCGCAGCATGTTGCCCGCGCGATGGAACAAGTTCTGCTTAGCGTGTGGCTTGTAACCGAGCAGGCCAAAGTTCTTGTGTAGGACCTGAAGCCTTCCCTCCAGTGCTTGCTCTCTGCCTCGAAGTGCTATTAGAACTGGGTTCACAGCCAAACAAAGCGAAAGCGGTCGCAGGTTGAAGCGAGAACAACGGACCCGGCCGAAGTAAGGTCGATCACCGTTCCACCCTTGGTCAGTGCGACTTTGATGTCAACGTCAGAACCGCTGTTGACGGAGTAGACAACGTAGTAAAGCGTGTCTGGAGTCAACCCGCCGGGAATGACGCCGTCAGTGCCAAGGGTGAACTTGATCCGCGAACCGACCGGAAGAATCGTGGCAGTGCAAGTGTCAAGCGTGATGATGTCAGTCGCGGGAGCGACAGTTTTCACTGTCTTGCGATAAATGCCAATCCCACCCCATTTGAGGTAGAACTGAGCATTCGTGCCGTCAGGAAGCGCGGGAGTCTCGAACGAGAGCAGAGATGGCGCACGCTTCGCAAGCGCGAGACCCTCGTTGTCAGCCGCGGTGTTAATCGCCTTCAGAATCGCCTGAAAGTCAGCATCAGGGTCCGGCACGATGATCACACTGCTGACCTTGTTCGTCACACCCCCAGGAATGGAGATAAGGTTGTCTGGCGTGGCAGTGTCTGCGCCAGTCAAGTTCTTCTCCTCGACGTAGCAAGGGGAGTTTGGAGCGTCGATTAGAAAGTTAACCAACTCTCCGATTGATGAAATGTTCGCCGTGGCAGCGAGACTGAGTGCAGCCTCTCCTACACCGCCATATCCAGCACCGACAGTTACTCTTGTTTGCATGGTAAAAAGCGGGGGGAAGTGGCCCTAACACTTCCCCCCTTGTCTCTCATCGCGTAGCAACTCTTCTTTTTCCCTTCGTACTTTTTGGAGTTCCGTTTTGACGGCCGCTTCTTCGTCTTCGGCAAGCTGAAACTCCCCGTTTTGGGCGACTGCGGGTACAACTCTGCCGAGGAAGCGGTCGAGAAAGTGAATCGCACAGTTCATGCGAACGGTCTCTGACTTCGCGTTGTCGCGAAGGTACACCAACGCGAGCAGAGAGTCTTCAAATTGACGTTGGACAAACGAGCGGATGCCGTTGGGTCCGTCCGCTTTGATAAGGGCGAGTAGATGACGCTGGAACCACTCTTGGCGAACGACGGAGACGATTTCCGGAACGGAGCGTCCAAACACCTCGCCGATTTCTGAGTTAGTCCACCCCCTCCGCTTGAGGTTGAGAATACCCCTATGCTCGGTCGAGAGTTCGTCAATCGACGCGTGCCGCGGGTTCGTGGGCATGACCTCAACGTTGGGCGGTGGCGGAGAAGCGTCCGTCTCAGCTTCGGTCAGGAGTTGCAACAACCCTGCGGCAATTGTTGGTTTGGCTTCCATTCGTCGGGGAGGAGTCGGACGTTAGCAAGACGCGCCTGGGCTTCGGGGCCAAGCACGAAGTGAGAAGGAGTTTCCACTCCACTCTCTTCGCTTGCTGGGGTTAAGTCACTCTCCGTGAATTTGTTTGTGCAAGGCACGTTTTCGCTTTTGATTCTCGGTCATTTCCTCGCCAGGGTGAGCGTGTCTCGCATTTGCGGTTGCGTAGAAGACCCGCTCGCCCTTCTCCTCACCATGCTTGGCCTTTAACGAGCGCATAACGCTCCGGCCATGACCCTCGAAGTAACGTTCGATTGGCATTTTTCACCCTTTCGATTGCGCGCACAAGCGCGGCTCTGATTTGTTGATTGCACGCTCGGACAAGAGGAGGAGTGTTAATACGCGTAAGCTCCTTGAACTCTTGCACTACAAAGTCAATCCCGAGCATGTAGAGTTCACCATCGGGGGCAGAGAAGACGCGAAGCGGGAGCTTTTGCAGCGCAACTGCGAAGTCGACCGCGTTGGTGCTTCCCGCCGCTTCTAGAGCGTCCAACGCCTTCACCGCGAGTTCGAACTTCTCCACCTCCCCCGCGTTCTGAGCCAAGTACAACGAGCTGGCGAAGTACACAATCATCCCGCTCGCGCGTGCAACCCGGTTCACATCCACCTCCCTCTCTCCACTCACGGGATTCGTTACACACCCTCCCCCCACCAAGAGTGCGAACCCCACCAATAATCCTATCCATTTATCCTTCATACTCCTATCATCATATCAGGTTCTACCAGGGTAGCAAGGAGAATCATATCCTTTTCTGTTTTCTTATTACTCGTCTTTTCTCTAAAAAAATTAGTTGGGAGAGAAATATAAATGGCAAACCCAAGGCGAGGGGAAGGTATCCCTTTTGGGGCAAAGGATGGGAGAATCGGGAAAAATGGACTATAGGTGAAGCAAGGCGTGGCCAAGCGAAAGCTGGTCTCGAAAAAACCCTTCCTTGCACAAAGAGAGAAAGAGAGAAGTATGGAACAAGAAAGAAAGAAGTATGTGGTCGCAGAGGAAGTTAAAGACGCATGGTTTTCCTCTATGGCTGAAGTAGGAAAGCTTATGGGTCTGGACCCTGGCAAGAGTTGGACAAACGTCGCGCAAGCGACGACGACCGCCGCAACCATGAAGAAGTTTCCAAAACCGGAACAAGGGAAGCTTCGAGTCATGGTTGGTTACATGGGCCTTAACGCCTCTGCACGGCGGCAGGAATACGCCGCGCGACATGGTGAAGCCGAAGAGGTCTGCACATTGGTTGCAGACATTCTGAAGCTTGTCTAAAACAACAAGGAGGGTGGGGCGAAAGCTCCACCCTCCCCTTCAACTGAAAAGAGAAAATGAGTACAAATAGAATCATCATCATATACCCAGTGCAATTCGTTGTCGAACAACTCGACAAGAGCGTGATTGCTATCAACGTCCCGATGGGCGACGGCAAGATGTTCACCCCTGAGTTTGAGAGGTGGACAACGTCCATTATGGGGCCACGCGAAGCCGAATGGTTCCTCGACCGATACAGTGATGAGTTAGTGGGCGAGGCGGTGAAGCTTAGCGGCAGAGTGGAAGGAAGCAAGATGGAAGACTTGGCCTGCCACACAGAGTAAGCAACGAGCCAAAGGCAGGAGGGACAGCAAACCTCCTGCCACTTTCAACATGATCACAAAATCGTTTCATGTGCTGCGTCCCCCCTATGGGCGGGACTACCAGACGAAAGAAGAAGTCGTGGAAGCATTTCGCGAAGGCGCGGACTTCCAAGGAGACGTTGCGCTTGGATTCAAGTATTGCTCCAAGCGCGATTTCAAACGCGGCGTTGAAGTCGAACTTTGCTATCGCCAACAGTCGTTGTCGACAATGGTGAAAGTGTAGAAGCAAGGGCAGGAGAGACCGCCAATCTCCTGCCCCTTTTTTGTTTCCCTCAAGTCTTGAGGATTACATTCTCTACCTCCGGGTGTGTATTAAAGAACCAACACCCGCACGCGCACTAGAACCAGAACTGAGCGTGCACTCATACCCACACTCACACCAGCACTAGAACCAACACTGAGAGTGCACTCGCACGCTCACTAGAACCAAGACTTTAAGTGCACTTAAAGTGCACTCCAAGTGCACTCACACTAGAACCAACACCATCGGTGCACCGGGAGCACCTGCGAAAGTGCGGGAAGCACATAAGAGGCGAAAAAGGATAGCCTTAAGTGGATGCAGAATCTATGCCAAGTGGGTGGATGATGAGTGGGTGGATGATGAGTGGATGCCTTTCCCTCCCCTCGCAAGGTTTATTACTACCTTTTTTTCTAGTTATAGTTATATTTATTACTCCTTCCCTTTCTTATTATTAGTAAAAAAAAAAAAAAAAAAAAAAAGAGAAATGGGGGGGAAAGGGGGGGGGGGGGGGGGTGGGCGG